CTGTGTCCTCAAACTTATCATATGCAAGTTCCAGTTCACCAGCAGTCACAGAATAATCATCTGTTCCACCAGTTAGTGTATCAACGGTAACTCCACTTACTAATGTGTAGTCTGTTCCTGTTGCAACATCTGTACCCCAATTAGAACCAGCAGCAAGGTGATCTGTCCAGTAAATAAATTGTGACTTACGGAAAATAACATCTGGATAATAGTTGTTATCTCCTTGTGGAGATTTTGCTTTAGTGTTTTTTGACATAAAAGGAAATACTTCAAGAATTGCACTTGTTCGTTGACCAGCAACATCAACATCATAACCAGTAAGATCACCAGTTTTGTCGTATACTGCAACGTGAAGTTCATCTTCCTCACCACGACCATTCGCAGTTGCCCAAGCAGATGTGCCTGGAGGCCCATCAAATAAGTCAGAAAATCTCCAACGTCTTGTGATGTATGAGTTATCAGGAATAACTGTTTGTAGTCCAGCTCCAGCAGGGTCATCTAACAAACGAATTGTTAGAGTTTCAGATGAAATTGAAGTAACTTCATATTCTTGGTTGTTAGATTCTACGTTTGCATCTGTCATAAATGCAAGAGCTACATCGTCTGCAACTGTAATTGGTTTGTCAAGTATTAATGCAGTCTGTGAAGTGACTGTTGCAATTTTAACAACCTCACCACCATCAGAAATGCCTGCACCGATTACTCGTTGTCCAACAGCAGCAGTACCAGAGTTTCCATCAACCGTAAGGTTTTTAGTTGCAACTGTGATTGCACCATTAACAACTGCTGTAACGGAGTTGTTTGTTTGGAATGAAATGATATCGCCAACAATAATTGCAGCGTTTGATGCATCTTGGTCATCAACTGTAATTGTTAAATCACCAACTGCACCAGCACCATTCACTAGGTTAAGTGTTCCAAGTGGTTGTGTAAACGCACGTTTGCCAGCGCAAATATCTACACCGATTGAGTTACCCCAAGTACCAGCAGTCCTTGCGGCCCACTCACCATGAGAACCAGAACCATCAGCAAAACTTGCTTCGTAATGGTCATCATCACGAATAAGAATACCACTGTTTGCACCAGCGTTTAATATCGCTGACTCTGGACGAACTATACGAAGTGCGTCAGAATACTGCAAAAAGTTTGCAGCTGTAAAGAAAAACTCAAAATTACTTGAATTTGGTTTTCCGAATATTGATACCAGTTGTTCCTCTGAACTAATTGTAGTTACAGATGAAACTGGCCCCTTTTCAAATGGCCCTGCAATCGCACCTATTGAGGTGGATACTGCTGGAATAACATTTGTTAGGTCTATCTCTCTGACTTGAACGCCAGGGCTTACTAGAAATGCCATGTCTCTTACTCCTTTGTATTAGAGTGTTTTAATCTTTTTATATTGTACATTGATATTTATAAAAAATCAGTTTCCAAAAAGTCATTTTTATAAGTGTCGTTACATATAAATAATTTCATGCCTAATAAACATTACGAAAAATATAAAGACACCATTAAAAAGGTAGCTCGTAGAAACTATCGCAAGAGAATTGTTTTACTTAATGAATTCCTTGCTGATAAGTCATGTAAACACTGTGGTGAAAGCGAAACTGTGTGTTTAAAGTTTTATCCTCACGATGCTGAAATACGAAAGATAACAAAAAGAGTTGGTGTAAATAATGAAAGTCGTAAAGAAATAATTGGACTCATAGACCACTCTTTAATACTATGTTCAAATTGTTGGATAAAAAATGATAATGACCTAATCGAGTTTATTTAGACTTTTACCAATCTGAATCGTGGGTTCTAACTACTGGACTCCAGCGTGTTCCGTATTCATCCACCGTTGTTGAGTCTAATGGGTCGTCTACTCCATTATCTATAAAACCAAATGGAGCCATATCTTGTTCTAACATGTCTTGTTGTTCTGCCATCATAGTTTGTCGTATGTCCATATCAGTTAGTTCTTTAAAATATGTTTGGTCTGTTGCCCATGCAAACATAAACAAGCACGCAACTAAATCGTCTGTGCAACCATCGTCTGCTTCAAACGATTGTCCTTTAACAATAAACGTAGATAGTTCACTAATGATCTGTAGGTCTTCAATAATAAGTTTATCATCCTCAATCATCTGTTTAAGATTAGAACAACCTATTCGTTTTACAGCTTTAGTTGTTCTTACACCCAACTGCGCTCTACCACCAGAGAACCCCCCACCAAGGACTTGACCTGCACGGCCTCGCATACTTGCCATTATAAGGTTATCATACTCTAAATCAAACTGCATAGTAGTTGCAACCTGTTCTCCTATGTCATTTACCTCTATGAGAACGAATGCTTGATTGTATGCTTTTGCAACATCATATATCTTAGCAGGAAACAATAGAGGTTTTACCTCATTATCACGAAACTTACCAACAATCTTATACGGCATTTGTGTTACATCAAACACTAAAAATGCAGAATAGTCATTAGATGTTCCTCTTGAAACATCAGCTGTCATTACATATGTGTGATCTCTCTGTGGTTTTTCAAACATATCAAATCCAGCATTAGATGTAATTGGTGGAATGTAAGACAGAGTTCTTAATTTTTGTGCTTTAATTAATGTATCAATACTTCCTAAGAACTCACACTCAAACTCTGTGTTAAACTGTTGTTCACTTGTATTCTTTATAGTTTCTGCTTTCCATTTTTGATCACGGCCAGGAATTTCACTCCAATGAACTTCTATTGGAACGTAAGTATTCCTTTGGTTCTCTGCGTCATTCCACAATTTGTAAAACATATTCATACCATGAGGGGTCGATACTATCATGACTTTTGTTGTTTTACCTGAACTGATTGTAGGATAGACTGAACTAAAGAATTGTTCTGCTACGTTAGAAGGAACGTATGCAAACTCATCAAGGAAAATAATATTATATGAACCACCACGAACCGCAGAGGCAGAAGTAGAACTTGCAAGAATTTTAGAACCATTTTCTAACTCCAAAGACCCCTTGTTCCAACTCATTACTCCTTGTTGCAACCACTTAGGTAAGTGTTCATATGCGAGTTGTAACCGCCCTAGCAAGTCTCTGGCAGTCGCAGCTTTGTTAGCGAGTATCGCAACATTAACTGAATCATTGAATAACACATAATGAAGTAAGTATGCTATAATGGTTGTAGATTTACCAGACTGTCTAGGAAGTTTGCAGATAGTAAAACGATTGCTGTGAAATGTACCAACCATTTCTTTTTGAAAGTCATACATCTTAAATGGAACTAAGCCTTCATCTAATGACACAATCATAATATAGTTTTCTATAAAATATTGAGGGTCATTCATACACTTAGAGTATTCTTCAACCTCTTTCTTTGTCCACTCTTGGGACACATTTGCCCGTTTGAGATTGGGATTACCTAAGTATACTCCTTGTTCAGCCATTTATAAACCTAATTGTCAATTCAAATATTATTTTTTTTCTTTTAACATCTTTTGTAGTTCAGCTGTAGAACCAACATATAGTGCATTATTTACTGTTCTTGGTGCGTGGTCTGGTACTTCTTTTAACTTTCTCATTTTTTCTTGTAGGTCTGCAAGTTTTTCTGTAACCTCTGCAACCTGTTTAATACCATTGAGTGCAACTTCGTATGTTCTTGGGTGTTCTGATTCTTTTGCAAGTTCTAAAATACCATCAATTGCATCTTGACCACGTTCAATCAGATTGTAAAGATTTTCTCTTTGATACTTATAATCGTTGTCAACGTCTTCGCTAGTAATACTTGGAGGTGTTGGATGACCATCTCTAACAACAACAGGTGTTTTTTCTACATCAATTGATTCAGGAACAATCTTTTCTATAACACCTAAAGTTTTATCAAGGCGCAACGTAGTATCTCTATTCATCTGAACCTGTTACTGGATTAAAGTCTTTCGCATCTTCAAAGAAAGATGTGGTTTCATTAAATCCAAAATTATCATCTGCGTCAGCACTTGTTGGATTTGGCGTGACGGTAAGTCTTTGTTCTCTCTTAGGCGAATTAACTTCCGAATCAGTATACTGGTCAACTTGAACAGTTTTGATAACCTTACTAGAAGTAACAGGGCCATACAAATAAAACTTCGCAGTAAATGAAAGAGTGTATATCAATGCTCTACGAGTTGTAAAGTCTCCTTGATAATTATCTTCATACGAAATAGAATTTAGTACAATAGGAACATCTCTTTTACTATCCATCGCAACATTATCATTGATTGTTAATGTATAGTCTGGTTGGAAGTATGGAAGAATCTGTTCTACAATTTGTAATGCATCATCAGATTGTTTTGCCATAACGTATAGTTCTATTGATAGATTATACGGTACAGGCATATACTGTGCATCTAACTGTTTGGCTTGAGCACCTTTAACTTTTTTAAATCGTTGAACACGATTTAGTTTTCTTGCTGAATCGTATTCCAAGTTTTGAATCTCAAATCCAATACGAGGTAAAGTAATCGCAACTTGTTTAGTTAAGTCTGCATCTTCATTCAATCGTACTAAAAACTTTTCTCTTGGGCCATACGCAAGAGGAACTTTCATAGATTGACTTATGTTTCCAGAATTGTCTTTACGAATAAGATTAATATTGTTAAACATTGTTCCAAAAGAAACAATGACCTTTCTTATACTTTCATGATAAAATTGTGTGCCTAACATTATGTATTGCTCCCTACGTCCCCGAATGGATTAGATTCAGTAAAGTCTAGAACTGTCGCACTTTGTGCCGTAAACAGTTCGTTTTGTGAAGTTTTATCTGTCACCATGTCTCCTACTATATAGTCTTCTTGTATGAGATAAGATTTGTCACCTGTATCAGCAGAGTTTTCAACCAACATACTTTCACCTACAGAGGTAGAATCACTTTCACCAAGTATGTTATCACCGTCTGTTTCTTCAAGAAGCAATCCTGCATCATCACCAGTTCCTAATTCAAGTCTTATTTCTTCTGTTACAGCTGAAGATTGTTCCATTGTAAATTGATGAACTAGAGCATTTGTTGATAGTTCATCTTCAATCGCATCAATGTTTGCAATACCTGTATCAATAACTTCTGCACTATAATCATATAAACGACACCTTAGTTTGTAAACTGGATTATTATCCAGTTGATAAAATGGCTCATCGTGGTCTACGAAATTGACTTGAAACATCTTATCAAGTACAGGGTGATATACTACATCACCTTCGTTTGGTCTATCTGCATCTGTCGCAGAGGTATCTTGTATAATATAAAAATTAGAATCGCCTGATGCAGTTGACAAAGTAGTTGAATCGTCTGACTGATCTATTGTTCCTGTTTCTAATAATATAGAACCACCAGAAGTTGTATCTGTTGCGGTTTCTATTTGCATCTGTCGGTCTAGTTCTTGAAATCTTGTTTTGTTTACAACGAAAGTAACTTCGCTTAGATTTTCTAAACCAAACTGACTCATTATTTCTTTTTCACCAGCAAACCCACCTTCTGAATCTTCAATATACATCTCTATAGGATGTTGTTGTGTAAACTTAGAAAGAGAATCTTCTCCAAATATAGTATCTTCTGCAACTAGTGTGCGGTCAAGATAATAAACGTCATGGCCATAAATCTGTATTGCCTCTTTTATAAGATTACTATAAAGAGATTGTTCTGTTGCTATTGCGGCGACATTACTTGTATGAAAAAAAGAATTAACTGCCATTGGTTAACCTATCATATAATTGATTGGTAGTTCAAATGCTAGTTGAATCTGTTCTTCTAATTTTTCTAGTTCTTCTGTCGCTTGACTGAATATAGTTTCACCATTCATAGTAACCCCACCCAACATTGCAACACCATTAAACTTAGATAAGTTTGCACCCCACTGTCTTTTGATAAGTGCGGTTGCATATCTTTTTAAATAAATGTCATCATATATATCTGTAAATGAATTTGGGTCAAGCTTTCGATAACATTCAATAATCATATAGTCTGAATCAGCAGTTATGTCATTTTCCCAATCCATATCAACATAAAGGCGATTCTGGTGTTGATTAAAACGAATGGGGGTTTCGCCTACAAGAATGTGTTCTAGAAAATCTAGATTCTGCATTGTCATTTCGTACTGAATAACAGATGTTGAAGAAAAATCATATAGGTCGTTCAATCGTAATTGATAACGAACATCAAACATACTACTGCCACCACCTGTGTCAGTAAATGGGAATACTCTCGTAACAGATACCACAGAATTTGGAATAGGAATCCAATTGTTTCCTTCGCTCCAAGTTGCAGTTACACTGGTATCAACTACATCTGTTGCAGTAGTGTCTGAGTTTCCTCTTGCGCGAGTAACATCTGTTGATGTTATGAGATGTTTAAGATACATTCTCTCAATACCATCATAATGATATTGTGCGAAATATTGGAGTGCTTCGTCTAAACGGTCATCTACCTGATCGTCTGAAACATTTATATCGATAACACCGAAACCTAGAGCTCTAAGACAGTATGTTTTTAATGTAGCTTTTGTTGATGGTACAGCCATACTCTTTCCCCTTTCTATATATTTATAAGGTTCGGGGGTTGCACCTTTATCTTAATTTGGGTTTAACCTAGTTTTACTTTACTTCCAGCATTTGTTGATGAAGCATTTGTTCCATCTAACAATTGTCCCTCAACAGTCATTTCTATTGCAGATTCAAGTATTTCTATTCTATCCTCTAGTGTGTCAATTTTATCTGCTGCTTCTTGCAACGACTTAACTAAGATTGGAACAAAGACATCGTCAAGCAACATTTTCATGCCAGTCTCTGGATTATCCCGAACCATTTTTGGAAATAATTCTTCAACTTCTTGTGCAATAAAACCTAGTTCTTTAAACCCCCCTAATGGGCCGTGTTCAATCCAGTTATAGTTTCTAACTTGTAATTGTCTTAGCTCTGCTAATTTATCTGTTGCATCAACAATGTTTTCTTTAAGTCTTCTGTCTGAAGTACCGCCTCGTGTTCCGTTGTTTTGCACAAAAAATCTTACTGTGTCACCACCATCTATACACTGGAACATATGGTTAGTATCGCCGGGCGATATGTTGGCAAGCCGAACTCTCATTACATTAGAAGAAGTGCCGTTATCTGTTTTAGCGTTGTTAACTTGTAATGCCCAAACCCCTGCTCCAGTACCTGTTGGGGAGTTTATTTGAGATATACCGTCAACTGTAA